ATAACATCTAGATGACCTGCATTTGTATCGCCTTCCTTAATAAAAAAGGCATCCCCTTCACCAAGAGCGTCTGGGTCGGATGGGCCATAGCTGTCAGCATCTGTGGCACGGGTAAGCACCCAGTTGGTTGATGCAGACCCTATATTTGTAACCGTATAAACGCCATTATGAGCTTGGTTGGTCTGATTTGATACAAGAACACGATCACTTACAACCATAGTCACGCTGTCAAGGACAAGCACAGCCTGAGTGCCTGAGTTAGTAAGCGTAGCACCTACACCTGACGTTCCGTTATCATAAGTGGCAGTCAGGTTACTTGGATGCTCTACACGAACAGGCGCATGATAATGTAGACCAGCCGCTGCAATCGTATCTACATACTGTTTTGTTGCGGCCTGTAAACTAGAAACGGGGTCTTGATTAAGTACTAGATTACCGCTTGCATCGAAGTGCGCTGATTTCCCCGCAGGTTGAGTAATGAAAACATCCGCATCGCCTGCAGTTAAATTTACTGCAGAGCCTGAGTTAGAACTCGCAAGCACCGTTGTACGAGCAAGAGTATTAGGTGTTCCCGTTGCAAAGGTTCCAAGCCCAACTTCCCATGCACCCGTGCTACCTTCAGTTAGGGCATAATAGGTCGTGTCTGCATTAGACAATGCAGTTCCAAAGGTTTGGAACCCCGCAGAGTTACCGTCTAAATCAAGCGCACCAGTGCCTGTTGTAGAGGTGGTTTGTTTTACACGATCCTTAACAACTAATGCCATCGCACCACTCTCCTAAATGTTTACTTACGCAATACGAATAATAGCAGTTGAAGCTCCAGCAGTTGGGAACGAAATCTGGAAATCACCGTTTGTCGCTGTCTTATCCGCCGTAAAGTCTAGTACTGCAACCGCATCGTTTGTCGGAGCAGAACCATCAGAGCGGTAGATCAACGCACCACGCGCAGTAAATGTAGACGCAGTAAAGATTTCATTATCAAAGCTCAGATACGCTGTTGTGCCACTTGTAGTGGGGTTAGTTGAAATCGTTAACGTACCGCCACCCGCTGCGTAATCGTTAGCCCCACCTGAAGTAGACGAACTTACTTCGTTTGTAGCATTGTAGTACTTTACGGTTTCATCCATATCAGTGCTGTCGCCGCCAAAGTTTGTGCCAGTTGCGCTGCTTGTATACAGAGCAATCTTAAAAACGTGAGTTGTGTCCGAACTAAAGTCAAAGTCTCCGTTAAGAAGACCCTGCTTAAAGGTCGTACACATGTAGCTGCTTCCATCAAAAGCCATAGTTAAAGTCTCCTTTACATTTCCATTCGGACTTGACCATCTCTATAGTCATCCCGCTTCAATCTCCCCTCACCAAGAACCATGAGCCTTTCCATAGCCTCAGAGTAGCGCTGCTGATACATCCCCAATACATCAGTTTCGCCTTTCATAAATACATAAGCTTCAAGAAGTGATCCATACAAAAGTGCTTCTTCTGCGTTATCACCAAGCCATGAAGTGCTTGTAGTGACTATTGAAGGCGGATCAAAGTAATAGTGCAATTGAACTTCATATGCAGAATCAGGAGTCGGCCCTAGTAAGAAGTGACCAGATGATGCAGGAGACTGAACATCCCCATCAAACTCTGCATAGTATTTTGGTAGTCCAGTTGTTGTTTTATTTGGGTAAGCTTCCCTAACAAAGTTAACGTCCTTCGGAAGAAGGAAGGAATAGTCACCAGAGCCATCAATAACCGCAATAGAAAACGGTGCCAGGAAGTCAGTGGGTCTTGATAAAAACCTATCGTTTGCAGCCATGTTGGCTGTTACGTTTTTCCGCAACTCTGGAATTAGCACAGTGCGGTGTATCTTCTGTTCTGTTTGCTTAACAAAGGTAGGTATCTGAGAAACAAAGGTAGTCTCTGTGTTCTCAGTATAGTCCTTGATCGCCTGTACTAACTCAGAATAGTTCATTTGAACTTATCCATCTCTCATATAGTTGCCGCCACGAGTTGCTGCGCCCATACCACGGCACTTTCCACCGCCTAAAGCGCCCAATATACCGCCACCTTTCATAGCAACAGGCTTCTTTTTCATCTTGCCACCGTACCCCTTTTTATTGAGCATCTCTTGCTCTTCCTTCTCCGCCTTCGGAGAAACATCTTTAAACTTTAGTCTTTGGCTTCCTTTGCCAAGTCTTTTCTTTGGTGCAGGCATCTTTAGTCTCCTTATGGTGTCTCAGTTACAGGGCCAGCATAAACATTAGCGCCGCCACCAGTCTCTACAGATGTGGCTGATTGGCTTAATGTTACAGTATATGTGTTCGTAGTAGAACTAATAATTGTATATCCAGAATCTCTGTTGAACAGAGAGGCACCAATGCCAGCAAAAGCTTCGGCTCCGTAGAACCTAACCGTGCCTGATCTTCCGTGATTATTCTCAGTCACAACAAGAGTTGTCCCGTTAACGGAGAACGGATTGTAATCTAGAGCTGCTGCTGTAGCAGGTTCCACACGAGGGTCTGGCCTTGGATCGCGCAAAGACTGCGGATCGAATATCTTTACTCTACCTAGAAAGTTCTGTGGCTGGTCTGGGTCAACAACGTCTTTACCCACAAGAAAACCAGTCTTAACGCCATTGTTAAACTCTGGCACAAGGTCTTTTAACTTGTATCTAAACCCTGTCTTGTCACAGAATCCGTAAGCGTATTTTGCTCTTGCGTAACTCATGCACCACCTATCATGAATGTATCATACGGAACAAACTTGATGGATGCTGTCTCCTCATCTTCTCCAGCAGCTAACTGAAACTGAAACTCGTATTCCTGTTTTAAAGCAGAAACTCTGTCAGCAACTTGTGGTTTCTTCATGGCTGTATAATAAGACAGACCCGCAACCAACGCTGGGACAAAGCGCGGCGGCACAGAAGATACAGTTGAACCTATCCCAGATGAAAGACCATCAATCCCTTTTAACCTGTAATACGAAAGTGTGTAAGTCGTCGTTGAGTCAGGCACAGGCCATAGTGTTACTTTGACTTCCGTTGGGAGCCTTTGGACGTAGATTTGGGTCGGCCTGCCTTGCGTGTTTTTGTTTGTTTGCTGGGCGTAGGTCGAGACACTGATCCTTTCGAGCGAGGTGTCGATTTGGTTGGTGCCTGTACCAGTCCTAACTTGATGCTCAATGAGGTCAATTGTGTCCGTAGGTAGCGTATAAGTTGCTGTGCCAGCCGTAATAGATAACGTGCCAGCTTCAATGGTAAAGAGATTAAGGCCACGGTTTTGCCACTCCAGTGTTAAAAGGTTTAAACTTCGACGTGCAGTTTTAAGGTCATAACCAGAACGCATCTCAAGACCCGCCCGTTCGTAGGCTTCCTCAAATATTTCTGGTAGGTCTGGTGTTACTACTGCCATGATCTTGTCCTATGTAACTACACTTCTGTGTCGTTTGGTTTTCTTTGCAATTTTTTTAGGTTGAGCCACATGCTGCTTACCTGCCTTAGTGCCTTGTCGTTTTGCTCGTGTGGTAGCTGCATACTCACTGCTGCTAAGAGACTTAATAGCCGAAGAAGGTAGATACCGCTCACCAGTCGCATTAGAACCTTGAGTAGACGGCTTGCCACTTTTAGTACGCCATTTCTGCTTTGTCCAAGACTTGAGGCTTTTCTGCGACTTCTTCAGTGCCATTAATCTTTATATCCACCCCCTGCTGCCTTGTATTGTTTTGCCAACATTTGGGCCTTACGAGCTGACCACTGCCCTGGTTTGCCACCTTTGCTGCCAGCTTTAATCTTATTAAACAGACGCTTACGCATACTGGGTTTAGTATAATTACCTGCTTCATTGACCTTACTCTTGGTCTTACCGCCTTTACCCATGCGGCATAGTTCAAGGTCTTTCGCATCGTTGCCAGTAGAAACTTTACCACCATGACCCATCTTGTGAGCAGAATCTTTCATAATGCTACCGTCAGGCATACGATGATACCCCGATGGAACCTTGCCGCCAGCAGCCATACCTCTGTATCCGTTGGCGTAAGCTGCGCGTTGCTGACGCTCCGCACCTGCACGGGTAGGGTAAACCTTACCTGAGCTTCCAAACTTGTAACCACCTTTTACTTTTTTGACTGGCATTCTGTTTCCCGTTAGCTGACTACCCATCTGTGCGCGAGAGATAGTCATGAACCTTTCTTCCATTTAGTTGAACTAGACTTTGTCTTGCTTGGCGACCACTTAACTTTATCGGCCCAGTAAGCTGCAGACATCTTGCCCTTGCTGATGTTCTTTGCGTGACGAGACTTAAAGGCTTTGCGCTGCCCTACAGTCTGGTTTGTCTTCACACCCTGCTGGCCAAAACGGATAGTCTTAACCTTATCACCTTGTTTAGCCACAACAATGTGTGACTTAGTTGGGTGATTCGGTGTGCGCTTGGGTTTGTTGTATCCACTAACCCCTGCACGTTTTAAGCGACTATCTTTCTTTTTTTCAGCCATGACTTACTCATAAAATACTGTTGCCGTTACGTTTGCTGGAAGTGAAACATAGATGCCATTCTTCGCAAGAATGCCGTCACCAGGGATGATTATATCTGTCATACCCTGAGACTTTTCATCTACCTCAAGAAGAACTGTGCCAGAAGCTGCGGAAGCGTTATCATAAAAGATGACATCTCCTGTT